GATGGTGGTGCCCTTCTCATTAATACGTGCGCTTCCAATTCTTACTGCCATAATATCACTCCTATCAATAAGAGGACGATTACTCGCCCTCTACTTACACTGCTGTTTGTATAACTGATTCACTCCGGTTGCTGCTAACCCGCTCGCCATTCCAACCGCAATTGCATTAATCACATCTCCGGCCGGAAAATCCGACATTGTATAGAGTCCGGCAATGCCCAGAGCTCCGCCACATACAGCCATGATGACCGGAATCCATTTGTCCGGAATTTTCTCATAAGCCTTACAGCCAAGTCCAATCACATAGCAGATTGCTACGATTCCAACTACTGTTCCTAATGTTGTAATATCCATATCATCTAATCCTCCTGATCATGCGCTTGCTTATTTATATGCTTCTCAATCTTGTCTATTGCCTCAGTTACTGGACCATTGCACCCCTGCTCCTTAAGTCCTTTCAAGCAAGCAAGAATTCCATAAGTCAGCAAGCATTGTTCTGACTTTACTCTTTCAATTTCTACGTCCTGCTGATTTTGCTTTAAGTACCACTTGTACACCGCAAAAATAGCAGAAAAAATAACCACTACGGCTGTCAAAAGACTTCCGGCCATAATGATTGTGTTTACGTCTACATACACTCTATGTACCTCGATTCTTGAATTTTATATATAAAAATAAGACCTCTCGGTCTTGCACGTATTTCCATATAATCACCTCTCATTAATTAGTATTCAGCGCTTCCTTAATTGCTTCCAAGTCATCCGTGGTCAATGCTGGATAATCTACTGCAATGTCTTCAATGTTTTCTCCGTTCTCGATGCTGATTCTAAATGCTCTTACCAATTTAAGGAAAACTGTATCTCTACGGCTTCTGAAAGTCCCCACCAGTAATTCGCAGTTTCTGACCATAATCATACTGCCAGAGACCGGTGAATATTTCTTTGTAAGTCGATTCTAATTTGCATTCTATAATATTGCCCATCGCGACGCTCCTTAATTTTCTACGATGACCTCATCGTAACCATCGGTTTTTAAAATGGTATCAACATTGTCTTTCCATCTCTTGTATAAGCGCGTTTTTACAAAATATGCACGGTATTTTTTCTGTCCCGCCTCAATGCTTCTGTCAGCCTCTTCCATAATTCTGCTTGCAATAAATGTTGTCATATCATTCATCCTTTCTTTTCCTTTCTTATTTTGTATCCGTATTTTCTGTATCAGTTTCTTCTGTGCCATCACCGAGTAGTGCCGGCAATACATCTGTGAGGATACTGTCCACGGTAGCAATAAGCTCTGCATTTTCAGCCTCACGGCTTTTATTAGCTTCCGTTAGATTGTCCACATGCTCTTCCAGTGCATCAATACGATCCATTGGTGATTCTTTTTCCCGATACATCACTACGCCAAGAATCCCACCGGTATATTTCACCAGTGCATTCAGGTTTGTGTAATCTTCGTACTCTGCTACGGTCGTTTCTCTTTCCGTTACAGTAATCTTTTTCGTCCGGAATTCGTCCTGGAATGTATTCCGGAGTTCGTCCTCTGTAGCAGAGATGGTTTTGATCAGAAGACTTCCATCTGTTCGGATGGTTGCTGACTGGATGGTCATTTCTGACGCATCATTAAAAGTAATTTTCATAATATATATCTCTCCTTTCTGTGTAAAATAAGGATTTGGCAGATAAACTTACTGAATTAAATAAAAATATTGCTTGTTCTCCGTCTGTCAAAAGACAGGAAACACTTGTATCTTTTCAGCGAAATCAGCGGTATAAGATAGAGCACACTGGTCAGATACAGTTCGCATGTGCTTTTTCCTCAACTCAGGGATACTGCCGAATCTATGTATATAACAGTTCTGGCGAAATCGTGTACCGTGAACAGCTTAATCCTGCACCCGTTCCATCGAACGAAGTGGCTACTGGACAGCTTGCCGTGTTTGAAGGATGGGAATTTTTGGCAGAATCTTACAACGCTCTGGTGGCGGGCACGCCGAAGTATACGCTTACTTATTAAGTGGATAGATATACATATTCCAACCTATAATTAACTCGCATTGGCCCCTCTTTATTCCAGTATTTCTATCCAACCAATCATGAAGGAGGTATGCGTGTTAACTATAAGTTAGAATATTTCTATGGATAACATTTCTACTCAACTGTTACCACCCCGTATCCAAAATAGAATATTACATAATTTATTCTAATGCTACCAGCAGAAGCATCCTGATTAAACGTTGCATGCCATGCGCTGTTTAAGTAGGTACTGCCTTCTACATGCACTTTTTGAGCAAGACCATCGCCGTTAGTCATTAATACCACTGTGTTTGCATTAGAAGAGTTAGTTACGCCAAGTGCTTTATTTATCTCAGAATTAGTAAATACTTGTACAGATGTGCTAGCTTTTGCGTTTACAACCTTTGATCCGGCTATCATTTTAGTTATATTCTTATTGACTGATTTTACGGATGTTATATTTTTATTTAATTCAGCAACTTTATTGGACAAATCCTTATTTGATCCAATGACTTTAAACATCTTTTTTACTTCTGTAATATTAAGTCCCTCAATAATAACTTGGTACATTGGCATATCTGCCACATAATCACCGGCCTGAATATCCCCCTCTGTATATTGTGGTGCTGCCGGGTTTGATTCCGCCGGTGTTCCCTGTATAACTTTCAAGTCAAGACTTTCTATTCCATTGTCTTGATTCTTTTCGTATCTTGCAACAATCAAATCAACACGTTTCATTCCCTGACTACCATTGGTGATAGTAAGAGAGTCATATGTATTTTTCTTGATTGATGCTGTGCACCCTTGATGCATCAACACGCCGTCTCTGATTTTTATTTCATTGTTGGAAGATACCTCTGCTGCCAACCGCATTCCAGTCCGCAGTACATAAGATCCTTCTCCCACAACTCCAATATTTACATCTCTATCCTGTTCTGATGTTACATGGGGCTTTCCTGTATATCCTGTAATTATTTCCATTATGTCTCTCCTTCCAGTTTATACACTACTTTTTCTTTTCCGGAGGATATTGTCCATATCTTTCGGCCAATCGGTTTCTTCATGCTAATTCCGGTCAGATAATCTTTTCCTCCAACAATATCTCCTAAGTCAATATTTCCTTCCAACTTAGTCATGGTCATGTTGTAAGACATACTTGACTTCTTGCTTTCCAACTCCTTAATTCCATTCTTAATCAGGTCATCTCTTTCTGATCCGCTGCTATCATATATAGCCACAATTTCCTCTGCTCCCTTAAAATATTGCTGAGTCTGCGAAATTGTACCGTTCTGATCAGTGTATAGATGTATAATCAACCTGTCCTTTAAATCCCCTTTTCCAAGGCAAATCAGATGGTTGATTCCGCGCCGGTTATCGTCAGTTGTGAAATTCATGTTATTATCATTGGTCAGTTCATATTCTGATGACAGATCGTTGATTGGAACAGCGCTCACTTTCACATATCCGGCCATACCAACATCACCTTCTTGGTATCTGATATCCAGTCGATATCCTACTGATTTCAACATCTTAACCAGTCCAGTATGCAAGGTACAATATCGGTCATATTGATAATTGTTCACTACAACACCCGTATCTGCAGTAACACCATAAAAGAGTCCAGGGAACTCAGCTTCAACCTTAGATTTTATAATTGAATTAAGTTCCCCAGATGCTGTTGCGTAATCCTGGCCACTTAATGGCTGTATAATTTTTTTAGTCATCATTCCACGCCAGGTATCTCCTTTTGCGCGGATTACATTGGTACTTGTATCGGTGCTGATTTCTCGGACAATTCCGCCATACTCAGTATTCGGTGAAAATACTCTAGTTCCATATCTAATAGACCCATCCCAATTCCAACGCTTAAGCTCAATCTCAAAATCATTAATACTGTCGGCTTCATCAGCTCCGACTTCGAAATCTATATTTGCACCCTGGACATAGCCGATCTGCCTTCCGTATTGATCTGTTTTGATGAGATCCATTCCGGTACGCTCCTTTCTTTGTACACCACAATGTCGAAGCCAAACTCTCCACTCCAATTTATCAAGATGTCTCCTGACGGAATTTCCGTGAATATAGAATTGCCGGTTGCTTTCTTATAAAAAATGTTCTGTTCCGTACCATTAGCAAGTCTTTTTATAACTGTTTTCTTACGTGAATCAATAACAATGTATTCATGTGCTTCAAGCGTGTCATACACTTGATAGACCTGTCCGGCAATTATGATTCTTGGATTCGCACACGGGCCATAGATAGTCATCTGAAAATTGCTACTTCTGTAATGATCTACATACCAATGCTCTGTTCCGGATAATGGTTTTGAATAGTCATATTGATAATCATATGGGTAATCTAAGAAGTTATAAATTTTCCCCTTGTCTGCGCTATCCGGATAGAAGCTCTTAGATTCTTCCTCTGCCCACATAGGATATGGACAGTAGATACCGAGTTCCATGTCTGTCCAGCAGTTCCTGGTAGATGACACTTTGCTTGACATATCCTTAATATAGCAATCAATATAATAGTTTCCAAACCATATACGCCCTGGAGTAAGATTTACAACGTCATACTCAAAGCAGTTTGTCAACTCATCCATCTTGGCTTTGCGTACTTCCAGTGGTCCACGGAATGTTAATGTGATTTGATATGTTTTTGGTTCTTTTTCAAACCCGTATACATCTGCTCCAATTTCCTGATCTGTAGTCATTGGTTTCCATTCATACTCATGGAAGTAACCGGATGTTGCACGCATCCGGTCACCCACAAGATTGTATTCTTTTCCATTTGAGCAGACATATTTTATTTCTATCATGCGAATACAACCCCCATATCTTTTAATGCTCTTACCAATTCACGGTTGCTAAAATTATCATCTGGATTCTTATTAATAAGCATTCGTAATAATGCGATCAGAATATCCAGCCTGTTTATAGTCTCCGTTCCGGTTTCGTTTGCATTGCCTCCAGTTGCCGCATAATCCAAATTCAGGCTACTGATCGTTCCTGTTGCCATCGTAGCAAGTGCATCACTTGCCGCACTTACTATCGGGAGGTTTCCAACAATACCTTTTGCAAAGCCTCTGTCAATCATTTCGCCAACATATACACCCCACCGTGCCGGAGAGTGTATACCGAAGAATTCCAGTACTTTATCTTTAAAGTTTCCTAATACACCTTTTACTGCATCCCACAACATATGCGCCGCATTTTTTAATCCATTTGCGATTCCCCGAATGATATTTTGTCCAACGGAAAGCCAATTTGTATTCGCGAATGCATTTTTTATTGCGGATACAATCGCTGGTATCTGTCCAACCAGCGACGGTATTGCACGGATTAGACCAGCTGCCAACCTAGCAATGATGGTAATACCTGTCTGAAGAATCCGTGGAAGATTCTGTCCGATCGATGCCACAAAACGCGCAATTGCAGTCACTGCAGCCTGAGTAATCTGTGGCAAATTGTTTATGATTCCATTCACAAGTTTCAAAAGCAGCGATGCACCTGCACTTAATATAGTTGGAAGCAAAGAAATAATCGTGTTGGTAAAATATGTGATCACATTCCCTGCCATCGTTATTACTTGAGGTAAATTTTGTAGAATTCCATTCGCAATGTTGCTTATAAAATCCACACCCTTCTGCAGCAAGGTCGGAAGTTGTTCCTGAATTCCAACATTAAATTGATTCATAAGTTGCATTGCACTCTGGTAAAGAGTTGGCACTCCTGCAGTTATTCCGTTTGCAATCTGTGGAATTAATCCAGACACTGCAGTAAACAGTTGTGGGCCAAGTGCTGCTACAAACGTAACAATTGCTGATGGAAGCGCAGATATAACATTCCATACTGCCGGAAGCAGATTTCCAATCGCAAAGGTTATGATTGTATTTGCCAATTCGTTAAGTGCCGGTCCGACGTCCATTCCAAGTGCAATCTCACCTATAACATTTTTCGCCGCCGCTTTCATGGAATTAAAAGAACCCGATATTGTAGTTGCTGCTTCTTTCGCTGTTGTGCCGGTTATATCCAGTTGGCCCTGGATTACATGAATTGCATTATATACATCCGAAAGATTATTGATATCGTATTTTGTACCGGATATTTTCTGTGCATCTGCTAGAAGACGTTCCATCTCTGATTTTGTTCCGCCATACCCCAGTTTCAGGTTGTCCAGCATCGTGTAGTTCTGTTTAGCGAATCCCTGATATGCATTCTTGATATCTTCCATATTGGTTCCCATCTTATTTGCATTATCAGACATATCTGTCATAGCCATATCCGCTACATCTGCAGCTTTCGAAGTGTCATTGCTCAATGACGATAATAAGCTTGCTGAAAAGCTCGTGGTCAGTTCCATGTACTCATTGGCACTCATTCCGGCCGTCTTGTAAGCTTTTGCGGCATTCGCTTTTACTTTATCCGCTGAATCTTTGAACAATGTTTCAATTCCTCCAAGGCTCTGCTCAAGATCTGCACCTTCCATGATAGATGCTTTCAACGCTTTGCCGATAGCTGCAACGGCAAGCACTTTTTTCATGGTTCCAACCAATTTACTTCCAAAAGAAGTCCCTGCGCTTGTCGCTTCCGGATCAAGTGTCTTTTGGATTTCACCACTGATTCCCCGTGCCGATGGAATGATCTGTACATATGCTTTTGCTAATTCTGTAGCCACTATCTTCCACCTCCCGTTAATCGAGCCCACTCTTCATCGAAATCGTTTCCGTTTTCAAACGTCTCTATGTTGCTTTCGTTATGCTGCTCCGCACCACTCAATATGCGTAATAGAGAATTTGGTCTGTTTGTGCCTTTTACACCGTCATTAGACTGCAGCCACGCAAGCATTCTTGTATTATCTGCAATCGAAGCGAGCAGTGCTTGTGTTGTATCGATTTTTATTCCTGATATTTTCATCATGATCCTTGAATCTTCCCTCAACCCGCACGCAAAAATCCCCACCATATGTAATGGCAGGGATCTATAATCATGGATATGATACGTTTCTGCAAGATCGCATAATAACGCATTTTTATCGAGATTCATCATATGGGCGAGGATCAAGAGTTTTTTCCCGGAGAACATTTCGTCAGGATTTGTGTTATTTCATCGATCATTCTCTTTGTAGATACTCTTCCTTTTTCATTTCTGCAATGCTCCTTCAAACGTTTCATCTGTTCTTTTCCAAGACATCCGTCTGCTACTGTCGTGATTTTTGACACGTCACCATTATCAATGGCACAGATGTCTTCGAACAGTTCATAGTCGTCTAACATTTCCTCGTCAATCTCAAAGGTAAAGCCGCTAGTTGTTGTTCCTGTATGCATCATATAGTATCGCCTCCCTTATTCTTTCTTTGTTCCTTTGATATATTCGTAATGCGTCTGTCCATCAGTATCCGGTGTTGCTTTCAGGGTAGTCTCATATCCAACTGCATCATCATCCTTATACACAATATCAGCAACTTCCGATACACTTGCCGACGGAATCACAATACGCTTTACAGCCTTTTTCATGATCATATCAATCACCCATGCTGATTCTTCATTCTCATCACTGTTTGCTTTTACCGTAATTCCTGCTTCTAATGTTCCGGTTACGTTTTTATCACCATATACAGTCTTGAGCACTTCCACATTCAGTACTTCAATCAGTTTAAATTTAAAACTGTCTTCTTTGCTGGTCTGCATGTTCAACACAGTGTCCCCGCCCCAGGCTTTTGTATTATCCGACTCGGGGCTATTTGAGTTTGTTACACCATCTTCACTACAATATCCTAACTCTTTAAATGCTGCATCTAATGCCGTCTCTGTGTCTTTCGGCAATGTTGTTCCTACCGGTGCGCGCCAGATTGCTCCACCGACTTTCGGTTTTCCAGTACTTACGTTTTTTGCATCCATCCTTCTGCCTCCTAAAAATAAACGATATCAAACACGGCCTGATATCGGTATTTTTTCCGATTCGTATCTGTATAGTTATAATCGCTATTCAGTTCACACTTGCTGATATCATCTAATTCAATTATTTTTTCCATTGCTGCTTTCACCCGTTCGTTGAGTGTTGCCGCCCTATAAAGGGACGTAGAAAAAGACTGGACTGCCAAGGTCGCCGATTCCACGTGATTTTCTTTGCCAGATCCAGTCTTTTCGATCAATATGTATTCTTTTCCAAGATTATCCTCTTCTTCCAGTCTGGCCGGTACATTCAACCTGGACTGTAAATAATTTTTAACGATGCTCTCCACCATGTTTTCCTACCGCCTTCAGCAATCCATTTTTACCATCATCTCCGCAGACTTTTACAACAGCTCGGGTCTGCGCCACATATGCCTCTGTCTCGGAAGCCTTGGCTATCTTCGTTGCATTCTCCATAAGGATAGCTTGCATTTCCCGCGACTGCATCAATTGCCTGATTCCGACACTATTTAGAACAATTTTTACTTTACTCATACGCCGCCACCTGCCATTTTTGATTCCATTCTAACGGGATATTCTCTTCAATGCCTTGTTGTGGGAACCCAATCACCTGCCAGGACATATCAAAGAAATCTACTCGGCAATCCTTCCAGGTATGATCATCTTCCTTTGGAATTGCAATGTTATACACTGCCTTTTTCCCAGTTAAGTTAAGTGTATCAAGAATCTCTGTAGTTGATGCCGGAGCTACAAGTACATTGTCTACTGTTACCGGAGTTTCCTGATATAATGGATGATCGAATTCATCTTTTCCAACTATATGTCTTTCATACAATATCACTGATATTCCTCTGATCATCTATCTATCCCCCTCCACTTCAGCAAAAGCGGTGTAAGGATTTGTGCATCCCACTTTACCACCAATGCCTAAAACTTTCTTGTCCATTTTACTTAAATACAATTCTCCGCTCCCATAAGAATTTGTCCAGCTTTGCGAATACCCTAAGGCTGATAACGTCGCCTGTGTAGTTCCGATAGGAACACCCTCATCACTGCTTCCAATTGCTCTAATTACCATATTGCAAGATACGAATCTCTTTGCTGTATCCGATGCACTTTTATTATATACATCAATAATAACGGCGGCGTCTTCAAGAAGTGTCTCCACCCTTTCCTTGTCTATCCCGTTTATATCTTTTCGTTCACATATATCACCATATGTAGCATATGCCATTATTTCACCTACTTTTTCGCTGATATCGGTTTCTTTCTTGATGTTTTTCTAATCGACGAACCCATTTTTTCTTCAGTTAATTTTGGAGATTTACTTTCTGTAATAAGTTGAAACATTGTGGAGTCTAGCACAATGTCGGACTCCACAATAATTCCTGTTTTCTTGTACAAGTATTTCATTCTTTACGCCTCAGCTTTAGTGATTTTTACAAATGCCTTCTGATCCATAATTCCAATACCATATACAATTTCTGCACGGATTGCAATCTGGTTCTGTCTCTGCAGATCTCCAAGTCCGTCCGGATCACCGTATTCAATCAAATGAGCACCGATAGATCTCTGTACACCCCATCTGAATGCATCAAACTGTCCTACGATTCCGAGAAGTTTCGAATCCGTAGTAATTTCATTTTTTGCTGAAACAGTATCCGATACTGCTGCATTCATTCCTGAGAAATTTGTTAAATTCTGTCCGAATCCAATTTCAGGATAAATTTTTCTTCCGTCTGCATCTCTCATAGTAGATAATCCGAACGAAAGCGTCGGATCCATTGCAATGCCGCTCGGCGTGTAACCGGATGAAATAATCGTTCCTGCTGCCGCTTCGATTGCTTCATCGTATTTCGTTCCTGTAAGCTGAACCTTCTGCGTGGTATCAATCAGTCCTTCTTTTACAAGGCTTGATACTGTTCCTGTGAGTGGGTTGATTTTATGGATTCCAACCAGATCAAGTGCTCTTCCGAGTGCAATAGCTGCATTCGATGCAAGATCTTCCAGAACCCCAATCTGAACATCTTCGTCTGCCCACTGTACTTCCTGTGAAAATCTCATAGTTACCTGAAGTTTAAACGGGTTGATCGTCTTTGTTGCGTATGTAGCCGGTGTCGGCGACTTCTGTCCTCCTTCGCCCACAAGTTCTGCTTTTGGTGCTGATGTCAATACCCACACCTGCTGCTTTCCAAATTTCTGTGGTCTTGCTCCGGATAACTGTGCCAAAGTAGATCCTTTCTGTGCTTTTTCAAAAATACCCGTTGAAATCTCTGCAGGGATTTCAAAATCCGAACTGATAAGTGCTGCCATATCTTTTATTCTCCTTTACCGAAAATCTGATGTGCAAATTCTCTCATTGCATCATCTTTTGCGTTGTACTCTGTTGTTTTTTTTCTGTTTCCCTTTGTTCCCGGATAACTCTTCGGCTTTGCGAATTTCATAATCGCTTCTGCCTGTTTCTTACAGGTTTCTTCATCTTCTCCTGTCAGCAGTTCTACCGGCACACTGGTGTCTTTTGCTATTTTTTCTCTTACCTGTCTCACAGTGTCTTTTTTTTCAAGTGCGCTGAGTTTTGCCTGCAGTGCATCAGACTTCTCTTTTTCTTTCTGAAGTTCCGTTTTGCTCTGCTCCTGATACTCATCATACTTGCTTGCCTTTTCCTTCAGGTCTTCATAATCTGCATATTTCTGTTTTTCTCTCGCAAGACGCCCCTCTACGATCGAATCTACTTCCGCCTGAGTGAATGTTTTATCATCTTCCATTGTGTTTCCCTCCTGATTTGAGTATTTTTAGTTTCCCACGTTTAAGGCACGTGTTGCCGTAAAAAAGAGTATAAAAAATACCACCAACCGTTTCCGATCAGTGGCTTTTAATACCATATTACCGTTTTTTCTTTTGGTGGATTATCCATCTTCGCAATCCGTTTCAGTTCTCGCCTCACATGTGGTGCTGCAAACATGCTAGCATTTTCATGCTCTACAACTTCTCCATCTATAATCCGTATTTTCATAAAACCTGCCGGTTCTTTTCCCTCTGGATAGTAATCAGCTGAAATACTATCGCTGATTTTCTTTATGTTTTTTAAGATTACCATAATACTCCAGTGCCTCCTTTGGATAATTGTATTTTTCCGATGCCAGTTCATGTGCTTTCACATGATCTATGCTCGGATTTTCTTGCTTAATTTTCATTTCCAATAGCTCATGCTCTATCAAGGTTTTATCATGAGGCTTAATGTCTTTTCCGGTCATCAATCGTTGCCAGCTCTGTGCAATCGCACAATCTGGATCAAATTGTCTGCTTTCTCCCGTATCCTGATCTATCAGAGAATCGTCCTCAAATAAATAGGCCTTAATTTTTCTTATGTCAGATTCTTCCTTGCCGAGATTATCTGCAATTTTCTTTGAATCAGTTGAAAAATGCCTAATCTCTTCATAGTACATCTCCGCAAATTCATCAGCTTCTGCACTATTCAAATCCGTAATTCTTGCTCCTGATATCAGTATATCAGATCGCCTCATTTTTTCAAGTTTTTCCGTTTTTTTACTTGCATATAATTCCCGTTTTCTCGCATTGATGGCATCTTTATTCTGCGCATATCGTTTTCTCCTCATTTTATTGATATCCCCATTGGAATCATAGTATTCTTCTAGATACTTATCCGGATCATAACCATCCACCGTGCTTTCCCCGTCAAACCGTACTGCATACTCACAGTCGCAATGTGCATGGATATGTTCTGCATGACCATTCCGTAAAGCACTCTTCGACATATACTGCCACCCTCTGGATGCCAGTGTAATGCAGAATGCACAGGTGTCTCCATGAGGCACCCAGGCAAATTGTGCACCATCACGCTCCGCATTTTTCAGTGTTGTGTCTGCACCCACCTGTTTTACCAGCCTTGCGATCGTTCCTGGAATATTGTTTGGTGACTTTTTTTGTGTCCCCTTTACTGCTTTTGCTACTTCTCCGTATTCCGGAAGTTCTGCCACTTCCGCCGTTGGAATCATTGTTCCTTGTGCCGCTGCTGTCGCTTCGTACATCCGGCACGCCAATGCACCAATAGCCTGCCCGTAATGCTGCGATAATGCATATGCATAGTCTAGAAGTGCTTTATCGTTTTCCAATCCATTCTTCTGAACCCAGGACTGCATCAGATCCGCTGCTTTCTGGCTAATCTGTGACATCTTCGTTATGTATTCCACCCACGCCTTCTCCGTTATCTTCATTCTCAAATTCCTCCGTCAAGATAGCATCACCTTTTGCTCTTTGTTCCTGTGCCCTGATTCGTCTGATATCTGCCTGATCAAATCCAATCATTTCAAGAAAAATATCCGTTTGCGCGAACCCTTGTCTCGCCGTTGCTATCTTGATTGCTGCGTCTGTAGTGGATGCCACGCTTGGCATTGCCGGATTTTTGAAGTGTGCAATCAATTCATGTACATCTTCTGGAAGTTCATCCGGGGTCGTTCCGAGTTCAATTGCAAGCATCATTCTTCCAATCCGGTACAGTGCATCACCATTTGATCTGTTTAATTGTTCTGCCATAAGAATTAGCGTCTGTGACTGTGCTATAATCGCTTCACTTGATGTGGGATTTGCATCATTTACCACACCGACATCCGTTGCCGCCAATCCCGTTGCTGCTGAATACTGTGTGGCCAACATTCGAAGCATCTGTACATGTGGTTCAATATTTCCCTGTGAAAGCTGTCCGAAATTCGGCTTTTCACCCGTCTCTGGATTATTGGTGCTGTAAAGAATGCTTCCTACATACTGTTTGAATTTATTATCAATCAGCATATCATATTGTTCATCCGATACACCTAATAGATATTTTTGTGGTGATGTAGCAAATTCCAAACCAATCGTTGCATTTGCTACTGTTCTTACATATCCCTGAATCAGTCTGCGGACCGGCTCTTTTAATCTCGACTGTCCAAATGGTTTATCATTTGTTGCATCCCAGATCAAAGCCACCATAAGAGGCTCCCCGAAATCATGTGGCGTTTGTTTTGCATGCCATGTTCCACCGATACGTTCCAGCTCCCAAATATCGGTATCGGTATAAAAATTCACATGTTCCGGAGACCATATGATGTCTGATTCATCTCTTCGCGCATCTTCAAATGCAAATCCGTACCGAATTCGGCCTTCGTGTGCATTCCACGAAGCCGCAGCGCAATGCGGCGAGTAAAAGCGCACTCTTGCATCCTCTTCTTCTCCTGATACTGCAGCAAAAGCACATCCATATTTCAGTTCTTCTTTTACTGCTTTGTTATATTCTGATATCAAATGATTCCTTTTCATGATCTGATCCATATCTTCTGATTTTGTCCCATTTTCCGTAACAAAGCCATCAAACATTGATCTACCGGCAAGCACGTCTACCGTTTTTGCACCCCAGGCGCATCCGATTTCGAGTCTTCCAAGACCCGAAGGTCTGTCTCTTATACACATCTGACCCGAAGGTAGTGCAATTCCCAAATTTACCTCATTCAACGTGATTTTCCCGTTGTAATATCGACGTTTTTTTCGATTTGCACTTCGGTGATAGTCGTATATATATTTCAATTCTTTCAGCCACTCTTGTTCTTCCAGCGGCAATCCTTCCACATTTCCAAAATTTAGTTCCATTATCCTATCCTCATCTTTCTGTTAGGATTTCGTTTCGATGTCCGGCACCCCCACAGTGCAAGAGCGGCCGCTTCGATTGGAGTTGAATTTTCGCCGCCAAATCCCCAGCCTCCCGAAATCGGTCTTTTTACAGATGTAACCGCCGACTCGCGCAATAGTTCCTGATATTTATACCACGTTACAGTCTGTTCATTGACTTCCTGCGATAACTGACTTGCAGCCGCAATCACATCTTTTCCAGAAGGTCTTACTATAGATTTTTTATATTTCCATACTGAAGTAATTTTTTCAATCAAAAAATCGACACCGTTGCGCCCGTCTATAACTACGCATGATGCCATTTTATACCTTCGATTCAGCCAATCGGCCAGCCATTGGATTCCTCTGTCTGTTGTTTTTATTTCTATCAACGATATCCTAGCCTTCTCGTCTTCTGGGCACACCGCTCCGCATAATGCAACCACTGTACCATCTGTCGAAAATTTCACACCATACGCCGTCTTTCCTTCTGGTTTCTCTGTTTCTGATGCACATAAGTCCCATTTTATTTCATCAATCGCATAGTCCTGGTCATTATTAATTGGCGACCACCATCCAAGCCTTTCTCTGGCGAACGTGTCTGAATCCATTTGCTCACATTCTGCCGCAATCGTCGTTTCTGTCATGCGCCGTCCAAGCGCAGGATTGCATTGTGCCCATCTTTTTCGATCAGCCACGTCACCAATTTCATCAACAGAAAATTCGGTCCATGCAGTAGAATTACTGTCGCCCTTTATTGCTTTGTCTCGTATTTTTCGAAATACGGTACCTGTACAATTTTCATCCGGTGGCGTTCCAAGATAAATCGTTTGCGGATTTTTCGATGCTGAAATCGCCGGAAGAAAAGATGCCTGCTGTTCTGTTGTTAATTCTTGCGCCTCGTCGAATACTAGACAATCTCCATGTAATCCACGTCCACCATTTCTTGTACGTGCAACAAACACGACTCTCCCGCCATTCGTCAAAATGATCTGTTCTCTTCCGAGAGCTGATTTTATTTCCTTTACATATTTTTTCAATCCTCTGCTTTCAAATAATCCTTTTAATTCCATGAATGTCTCTGTAGCCGTTTTCTGCAGATGAGCTGTATATATCACCCACTCTGAATACATAATCATTCCTGAAGCAATCCGGCCGGAAGTGTCCAGCGTCTTACCATTCTGTCTAGGAACCGATAGCCCACACGTCGGAGCTGACCATATATCTTCCTCTGTTCGTCCCATCCAGTCATTAAGGACTTCGCTCTGCCACGGATCCACGAATAGCTTCCCCACCGCAAGTACTTTTACAGCATCTGCTCCGTCTGTATATGTACAATTCGGTGCAACTCTAACGGACGGCGTCTGGCTTCCCATCAGCTTTACGCGCTGTGAGGATTTCTCCGATTTCGTCATCTTCTTTATCTACTCCTCTGATTTCTTCAATCTCTTTGATCGTTTCCCTGTATTGTTTTGATAATTGTGGTATGCTTCTCACTCCGTCACCAGTCTCATCGCTTGCGCAAAGATCTATTTGTTTGGCCAGAACTTTCGCAAGATTTTCTAGTTGTTCAAGCCTGTTTCCCTGACTGGCCACAGTAGCCATTTTCTTTGTTCTCGCCATTTTATTTCTCCTCTAAAATTTCCCTGTGTGTAAATCGGCGCTGGCGGCCGGGGTCGCCTCCCCTCGCCGGCAGGGGACCCTCCCCACCCTACCATTTTCCGTCTGATACATTCATATGTACCCGCGATTGCGGTCTATCCAGCTCGTACGACGTTCTGTTGCTTTTCATTGCATTGCAACAGTAATGAGCAGCTTGAAGGTTGTTCCAGTCCTGCGCCGCTGCTTCCCTTGATGCATAGCCAAATTCTCTCCACCTTGATACCGGTCTTATCTCATCTATTACAAATGACAGCGGATGATTGCTGTCACTCGGTTCATCGTAATGTATTGGTCCAAGTCTTCCTCTGCATATTCCACACTCTCCGCCTATTGCTTTCAATCGGGCTCTGTGCTTTCTTCGGAGATTCCCGTTCGCACTTCTTGGATTCGTCAACCTTTTCATCTCCTTCGATTCTGGTTTATTTTATTGCAACGCAAAAGACACCCCATCGCAGGGTGTCTCAAGCAAGCTTCAAAATTCCATATAGGTAAGATGTCTAAACCATCAGCCTTCCGCCTCAAGCTCATTTTAATTAAATCACACCTTCATGCTGAACTACAATGAACTATTCAGGATATTTCAAATGTCCTAATGCCTTGCCATGCAATTTGTGAATCCATCTTTCAGAGCAATCCATCTTTTCTGCTATTTCCCACCAGCGCAATCCTTTTATGTACCGATAGAACAGTACGTCGTTCTCATCTTCATTCTTTATCTTTTTGATCTGCTTTTCGATAGAAACATATGATTCAATACAGCTTTCTTTTTCAATACCAAGCTTCTCTACTAACGAATCAATTCTTGCCAGCTCATCAGATAGATCCTTCTGTTTTCCACTACCATGCGGCATACCTGAATAATCAATTGCTTTCACTGATGCAGCCAGTTCTTTCAGTTCAATAATTTCATCATCAATACGATTAATACGTCTTCTACTGGATCTGTATCCTCTCAGGTACTCCTTCTTCCGGTTGTTCTCATTCTTAATATTGTTTTCTTCCAGTCTCTGCTCCACCGGCATCTACTCCCTTCTCACGCTCTTTATAGCCTTAGTCTTTTACCACAGCGTCTGCCTTCGTTTCCTTCCTTTTTTGTATACCGTACATTCTGCTGCCGGCATTCCTCTGCTATGCCCTTCTATTTCTATGTAACTGCAATTGCCTACCTGATCATGTCTTCCTCTGTAGATGCAGGTCTTACATAGGTGTCTATCCGCATTGGGACCGTCTTTTCCTTTGTTGTAGCCATCTTTCTTTCGTCTTCCCGGCTTTCTTCCGAACATCTCTTCTCTGATTCCGGCCAGTCCGATATATTGAATATAATCTCGTACTTCCCAGTACTTTAATCCGGTAGTTTCTGCTATTTCTTTATTCGTTTTTTTGTCGAGGACCATCTTTTTGATGATCTTCGCCTGTTCTGTGCTTACGTCTTTCAACACCGCTCCTTTCTCCGCCGACTTCTGCCGGCGGGAATTCTATATTTACCGGTTGCGTGTGATACAATACCCGGTTGGTGCTATTCTTTATATTTTTCTTCTATCTTCCGGAGCTGCTCTACGTGCCACAGTACTCTCTTCTTATCCCACCATTTTTCTATCTCCTTTGCTGTGTGTAGGATACACGGAAAAATCATAGGATGCAGGAATGCTGTTAGCCATATCCCGATGATCATGTTTCGTGTCATCTGCCTGCTCCTTTCATGAATTGGTTGTACATCCGTTTCTTCCAGCCTGTTTCTGGTGGTGCTGGTCCACGGTTATGTTCGGCCAGGGTTCTTATCAGATCTTCAAATTCTGGTGCCTCCTGCTCCGAAAGTTCTTCCCGAAGATCTACATTGCTCATCCAGCTGAATCCGTATTTTCTTAATATATCCTTTCTTGTCATTACAATTTACCTATTACCCTTTTTTCCTTCATCTGTCTGTTTCCATTCATCGTATTCGTCCCACGTGTCTTTTGTAATCACCTCATGCCAATCCCTTGGATGTTCCTGTAATATCTCCGGATGTTTCCGCTTTAAAAACTCTTTCATTCCCGGTGTTCCTAAAAATATCATTTTTTCTTTCTCCTCTCTTCTGTTTCCCATTTACACATGTTCCACCACTCGCAGAATAAGCAGCATCCCAGGCATTGGTTTGTCCGTACCATTATGAACCAGTGTTTTAATTTTTCTTTTATCTCCATGTCATTCACCTCTTCTTATGCATCTCAGCAGATCCTCTACTCCCTGTGTGTAACCTTCTTTATACTTCTGAGCTTTTTCAAGCTCTCTGCTGCATTTGACACTTGCTTCGTGTTGCAGTCTATTGGCCGCTTCTTCTATCTGGTCATATTCTCGTTTGTCCATCTCTGTTCCTCTCCTCTTATGTGTGCAAAAACGTATCAAAATCCAATTCATGTTCTCTAATTCTTTCTTTTTCGAACGGATAGCTTCCGTTCATCATTGCTTTTACATCTTGCAATTCCGCTATTAACGCATCTATGCTTTCTGTTCTTGTAAATGTCATGATAACTTCTGCCTGATCTGTATTCCAACCATCCTCAACCGGAACTCTTTCACCTATTTCATGTGGTTTTTGCGTGATACAACACAATGCTCCTATGTCACTGCTTAATGCTCCCGTCATTCTGATGTCGCCTGTTCCAAATTCCATCTTTGCTTTTCCTTTTATCATTTTTTCAAACCCCATTCCGATTTATAATCTCAATCGCTCTATCTAATGTGTCTCCAACGTTTTTGTAGATAGCATCTAGTCTCTCATCTCCTGTATTGGCTATTGTTAAGTAATATGCCAGTTTCAGGTCTTTCAGCTCTTCTGCGGCTTTTTCAGTATCGCGTACTGTAGGCTGGCGATCTATCAATTCGTGTACAGCGTTCACCATGCTTGGTGGATAATCACCCAGCACAGTCATTCCGGTAATCTGCACTTTGAATTCGTCTGCATCAATCAATCTCATTCTTGCCACACCTTTCATCATCAAATATGTTCTTAATCACTTCAAACCTGTAAAACTTTGTATCGCCTTCCCTTAATATTCTTGGGCATTTGCAACGTCCCTCTTCCATAGCTCCCAATGGATATCGGACGCAGTGCCAGCCTGTAACTTCTTCAATGACGGGGCAAAAGAGCGGGCGTGTAACAAGATTGAATTTTCCGAATACAACTTCCATCAGTTCTCCTGGATTTCCATCGCACATGAGAATGTCGTGTTCCCATATTTTCTTGCCTTTCCAGTCTTCTATACCCGTCCAGATACATACCGTAATTGGATCCACCTCATGTATCCCAAGGCCATCTGGTGACGGACTTGCAATGTATGATCCAACCGGTATAATATCTTTTCTCCAACTTTCTTCGTAGTGACGGGTTTTATTCGGCATGTTGAAATAGAATCCTTCTACCCACATGTCTTTATCTTTACATTTTGCTTTGAATAGAATATCTGTAACTATCATTCCTCTTTTTCAACTCCTTGTATAAAATTCCTTTCATAGCGTGCCATCCTTAGGTTTAGTTCAAATGTAGGGCTGTGTCGCAGTCCTAAAAGCACCATGATCTTGTATACCCTTCCGTCTAAGCATCTTTTATACCAATCTTTCCAGACATTGAATCGTAATTTCAAAATATCAGCTCCTTTCCAGATAATTTCTTCCGATTAGTGCTTCGAATTCTTCCCTTGTGTGGGTTTCTTCGTACTTCCTCTGGAAGATCCGGCATAACAACTCTCTGGTCTCTCTGCAGTTATGTACGGCTCTTGGTCCGTCTTTGTGGTGTTCTCTGCATAAGTAGACTTTGAAGCCGTTCTCTTCACTTACCTGTCTTAGACCTCCTCCATAGAATACATGATGTTCTTCTGTGTACTGCTGCCGGCGGATGCCTTCCATTCTGCACAGAAAGCATTCACCTTTCGCTGTGTCCACGATCGGAGCTGGATGGTGTTTTCTTTTTTTCTTCCTGGTTGGTTTCGGGAACATTAATTCACACATTCGATCTCAGCTCCATTCCGATCAACCTCGGTTTCGAAGAATTTTTTCCAGAACGATTCCTTCGTCAAGACTCCGAAACTTACTCCCGGCATATTACGGATTGCCTTTTCCATGGCTTTTCCCATGTATTCTGCTGCCGTATCGGCATCGACAGATGCTATATATATTCTTCTTGTAGCATATGCCGGCTTGACTTCTGATTGATCCTGTTGTTCCGGAGTATTCATATCCGGCGGGCAGTATTCCGGGAAATCTTTGATCAATTCTGTCTGCCCCGGAATCTGAGTTTCATCAGTAATTTCCTGTTGGAACTCAGATTTTACTTCCGGAGTTTCTTCTGTCTTTTCCGGTTCTTTTTCTTCTGTTTCTGCAGGTGCGACCCCGGCGTGATGGTCCCGTTCATCAACAGCAACTGCTCTACGCCTCACACTCTCCCTCCACCGCCACCTATGTCCTGCTGCGAGCCGTCGCCCATCGACATCAACAGGTCCG